CCTCGCAACCACTACCCCGTAGCTAGTCACTTGCCGGCCACTCCGGCACACACTTCTTCCTCTGTCATTGAAGGTCTGACTGGGCATAACGCGCCTTATCGAACGCGCCCCCCAGCCACATTTAAGGCGACCGGCCGAGACAAACGGATCTTTTAAACGGGACCGCTGACATCCCCCCCATACAGCAATAGAATAGAGCGGGTCATATTCTAAAGCTGCTTGGAACAGGGAAGGACCGCTAAACCGCGTCCGGCGTCCTACGGCGTTAGGCCGACCAGGAAGGAAGAAGTTGATGTGTGTGGAGCGCGACACACCGCGCAAACGCGCACATACTACTCTAGCATTGGGCAGCTAGAGCTAGTAAGAGTGCGGAGGTTCGCAAACGAGAAAGAGATCTCCATCCTCAATCTCAAACTCCGGCCCCCCTTCCGCTGGAAGGGCAGACTCCGAAAGAACGACCTCGCCACGGAGACGAGGGACAGAAGAGGGCTGGCGGACTCCGAAGCTAACTTCGGTACCGCGCCAGCCTCGACGGCGCGCCTCGTGAAAGGCGGCCGAAGGTTTCTGGAGGGTGCGTCTAAACGCATCCCAAGTAACAGGCTTCTGTTCGGTCTGGAAAGACCGACCGTTCAACCAAAGGTCAATCCTAACCTCAGCTCGCTCAATGGCAGTGGTATCGTGACGAAGCACGTACCTACCATCATCAAGCCCAGATCTGGACTGCGGAACAGCCCAGGAGCGTCTCTTGAGACGACGCTCATACTTGAATGACTCAAGTACTCTGAGATTAAAACCGAGCGAGCTAGGTAGAATGACCCAGCGGGATCTGCTCTTCGCAAGGACGAAAGCGGACTCCCATTTATCGCCAGCTGCATGACAAACTGCAGCCTGGTGCACATGACCAGAAAGGTCAGCGGTGCCTCCACCCCTCCTAAGGTGGACAACCTCCTTCCACTTCCCACTAGCTTCCCTAAGGAAACAAGTGGAATTAATCTCAGCGACGGACCTGAAGCGGCCGGTCTTCTGCTCGTTAATGATCGCCCAGTCGGGGTAATCGCTATCGAGAACGGGGGACGGACTGCTGATGAGGCAGTCGTCACCGTTGATTAAAATCGAAGCATCACGGCCACGAGTCGCCCACTTGGCAGCGACATAGGACTGGATGCAAAGAAGAGGGAAAGAGAGGTAGGTGCCCATCATCTGACCGTGTGTGACATCACCGCTGAGGGACGGTGAGGACGCATGGGGACGAAGGGAATCGTGAGCCCCGACCCGGATGGGGCCGGGCACATTTCTGCAGCGCGCGAGGAGCGCACCAAGGATGGTATCTGCCACGTCCAATCTTAAATTGTCCGAGGCGCCTACTAAATCGATAGAAGTCTGCCAGTCAAACCGGCAGACCCTCGAAATAGTGGAAGCGGTTGGGGGACCAACCAG